AGTAATCAACCTTGCGGGTGAACTGATTTGCGGTTGGGTCAATGATCTTGCCGGTTGAGTCAACAAGAAAAATGTGAACTTCTTTCCGGCCATCGACCGTCAGAAACCTCACCTTAAGCCCTGAGCGCAATCCCCCACAGCCGTGATAGACGACCTCAGAGGCTGCATATGAAAGCCCTGCATAGGGGTTTGCTGGATCCAGGTATCGACCTGAGACCAGCGACGATGCGCCGCCAGAGGCAATGAAGTCCTCAACCTTCTTGGCTACTGATGCTGGGGAAGGTAGTTGGCTCACGGCTCTCCAAATGCTGTCAAGAACATCTCTCGCGCTTCATTGCTCGTCAGTTTGGCTGTGATTTCCAACAAGCGAACAAATCCTGTGTCCGCTTCCCATTCCTCCTCATGCAAGGTAATCTTGGATCCGGAAAGCAGAGCACACTGCTGTGCGTGTAGGTTCTGTGCCCACAGGGCTAGCCACCTGATGTCGTCTCGGACTTTGAGCAACTCCTCGTCCGAGCCATGCTTGGCAATGCCATAGATCTCGCTGTATGGGGGATTTTCGGCCATTAGAAGTCTCCGTGCGCCTCAAGGAAATTGAGTAGTCGTTCAGCAATCGTATCGCCCTCGTAGACTGGCGACGCCCGCAAGAATTTTACAAAGTCCCACCATCGTGCTACTTGGTCGGTGTCATCAAAGACGAGGGTGTATTGCACCGCTGCCTTTTTGGAGTTAGGGGCCTGTGACGTTGCGCCTCCCAGGCCCGCAACCACAGTTGCTCTATCGTCGGTCCCCGCTGGGGCAATCAGGCGCGTTCCAGAGTCAGATGTCTCATCGTTCACCGTAACGGGAATAACGGTTGGCATGGCTCGTACTGGTGCTGGCTCTTCCTGTACAAACTCTGGAGCGACGTAGCCTTTAGCCTCGCGAGTTGAGGCAACGCTTGCCGCTGTGTCCACTTCATCGGCAAAGCCAGCAATCTCCCATTCATCCCACCCAAGAACCTCTGTCAGTTCAGGGAAAGCGTCATGAACGTTGACCACAGCCTCGTAGAGCAACTCGGGGTCGTAGTCGCCAAGATCTGTCACTTGGTTGTCGTAGAGAGAGAAGGCTGCCGCCTCTGCAGCATTCATCTCAGACTCTTGCACGGCGGCAATCTTGTCCCATCCAAGTTCTCGGGCCGCTTCGGTCGTGTGGTTGCCCGCCAAGATTGTGTAGCGACCGTCTCCGTTAGGGCGAATTACAATGGGCTTCAGTTGCCCAAACCGATCCAGGCTTGTTGCGATTGCGACCACATCACCACGACGGGGGTTGCCGGGGAGGGGGTCAAGTAAGTCAATGTCGATGGCTAGCGACGTAAGGCTTTTGTGGATGCCATTACTCATACCTGATGCCTCACGTTTGCAGCAATGGTCCGAAGCGCATCGATTTGAGTCTTGATCGAAGAAAGGCGCTCTCGGCCCGACTTGACAAGAGCCTCAGCGATCTTTGACTCCACGGCCAAGTCCTCCATGCGAACGTCAGCCCAGGCCTCTCGCTCCTTAATGGAACCGGTATGTGAAAGATAGGACTTGGCCCATTCCGCTTTGTATCGGGCCTCCTTGACGGCGTTGTCAAGAGACAACTGCTCAAAGTCCTCGGTCCTAGTCTCAAGTAGATCAACTAGTCGAAGCATCTCCTGCTCAACTTCTACCTGACTGATGGGAACACCGGGTCGCCTAAATGCGCTCAACGCTCAACTCCTTTGAGTAAGTTATCAAGTGGCGACCAGTCTACCTTGTCAAGCGCGCTCATGTTCAGTGCGGGCCACTGGTACCTCGGGCGACCAATATGTGCCAAGCCACATTCCTCCAGAATGAAGGCATCGCACATGTCGTCTGCTCCAGGCCCACTCCAGACGATGCCCGTTCGCGCCGAGACGGATGATAGAACTTCGGCCTTACTGGCATTGCCCTTGCCGGTCGCAAACTTTGCGCGAACAGTGGGGGGAACCACAACAAAAGGGATCTGCTCAATGTGGAGGGCGCGACGGATCACTCCACCCAACTCACCAATTGAGTGTGCTTGCGAGTTCTTGCTCCCAAACGAATATCCCTCAACGATTACGCAGGGGTCATATTCGGTTTTGTAGCAGAGGAAGCGCAAGACAGCCTCCTCAATGTCAATGAGACGCTCTACGCCCTTCAACTTGGAGGAATAGGCTTCCATCCATTCGCCGTGGCAGATCCCCGTGGAGGCAAGCGAAAGATCAAGGCCAACAATGTCAACGTCTGTCATGAGTTGATCATACCCGTAGACGCGAGACAGGCCACCCGCGTATGCAGGTGGCCCGACTCAAAGGTGAGAACTTGCTCGGAGGGACTTTCCTTACCCTCAAACCAGGACGAAGCGTTGGATCATCCGAGTACCTGGTTACCCTGCAGTCCGGTCGCGGATGCTCACCAGGCGATGACTAGTCGCCTGCCCCATCTCACCGTATCGGCCTGATGGGTTCTGTAAGCCTGCAGTTGCTTTACCCCCATGCTTCGCAGCAAGGTTGTTCAGCCACAAACGCCCTCGGGATGCCTCCCTTGGTTGTCCTCGGAAACAACTGTAGCGACCCTGAACGAAGAATGCAACTCGGTCCCGAAAAAAATTAGGACAGCCAGGACGGAGCGACCACAAGAGGCCACTGACCGGAGCGAACGGAGATCCTTACTAGGGACGACTCTTCTAGCATGTCCTCCGTCGCCCACGACGGCAACAGAAGGCCTAGTGATTCTGCCTCTGCAGGATGGGTCGTGATTCTGTTGTGGCAAGGGCGGCAGACGCAAAGCAGATTTGGCTCATGCAGAATCGACCCTCCCCTGCCTCGCGAAATGATCTCGTGGACATCAACCGACTCAATCACGGTGTAGAGAACTTTGCCGTCAACAACAGCGAAGACGGGACAAGCCTCGCACCAGCGTCGCTCCGAAAGTAATCTCTGGACAAGTGGGCGTCTTAGTTTGTAGAGGTCTTCGCGTTTCTTCGATCGCCTATTCAGGGGAGAACGATTGAGTCCCATTCGCGTGCCATTCCCTTCACGTTGAAGTCGCTCTCAACAATTGCACGCTGTCGCTCCGCTTCGGCAGAGCGCACCTCTGGGTCCATTAGTTCCTTGATGTGGTCAACCCATTCGGCGGGGGTCGCAGCAAGCCTGCCAACTCCATGCTGCTCGTAAAGGCGGCGATACTCCCGTGATGGACTCGCCACAAACGGTATGCCTGCCGCTGCGTACTCCAGGCCCTTGCAGAAACTCTTAGCCTCGTTAAATGGGTTGTCCGTCAGCGGGATGACGCCAATGTCGAACACAAGACCGCCTGGATATTCCAGCGGCGGAAGCAACTCAATAAGGGACACATCGCCACGGCTCAGGCCAACTTCGTCTGCAAAGAACGGGTTTGATTCTATGTGTCCAGTATGATGAAAGCGCACCTGGCACTTGAGGCTCTTGAACGGTCGCTTGAGGAGCGCTAGATCGCCAGAGCGATGTCCAGTTGAGCCAGCCCACCCAACAACCGGCTTTCCTGGACGATGGCGACGCATTGAGAAGCGCGATGCCGAGATTCGATTCTCCACGATGCGCGTGGGGACCCCCCATTCCGAAATCCGTTCAGCAAGGAACGGGGTCGAAACAGTGACAAGCGACGACGCCATGAGAGTGTTGCGGTAGTGATCGATGTTGGAGGTTGGGTTTAGTTCCGGATGACTGGCCTCGTATGCCTGGTTCTGTGGGTGGAGGCCCCAGAACCAGTCGTCCACGTCGTTTACGACAAACTGGCCAGCAGCAACCGCCTGCTGAACAAGTCGCGTCACTCGTGACTCCATAAACCGCTGCATGAATACGACCGGCGGAGCGATCACCTCCATGCCACGTTGGGGGCGGACACCGATCCAGTTATTGGCGGCAGCCAGATCCCCCATGATAAATCGGTTACGTGTAAGTGAAGCGCATTGACCAAACCTCATCCAACCGCACCCACCAGGGACGCGATAGAAGTTGTCGTCAACAATGGTGCGCGACCAATCAGTCGTCGCTACGGCGAACTCCGCTACCGGCCGTTGAGGTGGTTTGGTCGCCATGACGAAGACCGGTCAGTCTTCATCTACTTCGTCAACCACGGTCCTGTAGTGGGTGTCGAATAGCCATTTACCGTCCAGTGTCGCCCATAGGGCTTCGTCAACCTCGGAGTAATCCAACTCCATGTCGATGATCTGCTCTCGGTGTTTGACAATCGCTGAGCGGTAAAAGTCAAGGGCCTTTCCCCGCTCCTCGGGAGTGGTGCTGTCGACAACTGCCCAGCGGCGAACTTCGTCCAGGCGGGTTTCTACGTGGAACCGGAACCGAGCGATCTTACGGCGGCGTTGCTCAATGCCGACCTTGTACTCTTGGATCAGTTGCGCAGCGTCCCTGCCAAGGGTTTCAAACCGTCGGATTTCCGATACCTCTTGACGGTTTAGGTCTGCGACTTGGCCGTCAAGGTTCTCCAGTAGCAACTGAAGGGCGTCAATCCAACGCTCACGATTCTCCGGCTGACGAAGGAACGACCTCTGATAAGAGGAGGCTTTGTTCTTAACCTCTTCAGCAACTAGACGTGCAAATGATTCATCGTTCATTTCTTCCCCTTCCAAGCAGGGCATGTTGGCTTATATGCGCACCAATCGCACAAAATTGATGTCCTGGCAGTAAATTGCCCAGATGCGCATGATTCGGTTATCTCACTCCACACGCTTTTAACAGTGTTTGTTACATGTGCGCGCAGATCGTTTGAGGGTTTGATTGCCCATCGAACTCCCTCTTTCAAGTATAGAAGTTCGGCGCTACTAACGCCAACACTCAAAACGTCTTCAACAAGCAGCGTATACACGCCTAACTGAAATCGTTTCTCTGCTTCGTATTTGGGTTTGGCCTTCTTGCCCGTTTTGTAGTCAGAGATAAGGGCAGTCCCATCAGGAAGAAGTTGCCACCGGTCGACAATGCCAAGAAGCGTTGCGTCGCCAACGGTCATTTCTAGCCGCTCTTCAATTCCGGCCAACTCAACTGTTGAGGGGTCTTCCATCTTCCAGAGCGCTTCAATGCACCACCACGCCTGCCATCGGAACGCTCGCTGATCATCCTGCGACATTCCAAGCGCTTCGATTTCCGGCCCCCAGGGTTCGACCCAGAGCGATGCACAAAGATCTTTGGCTTGACGGAGCGTCCTTTGGTCTGCCGGTAGTCCGTAAAGCGTCTCTAGAACTTCGTGAGTGTATGACCCCAAGATCTGCTCTTTGGTTGATGGCTCAGGAATCTTGTCAAGGCGCGAATATCTGTAGCGCAATGGACATTGCTGCCATGTCCCAATTGAAGAAGGAGAAAGATGGCGCGGCTGCTCACATGGCTCGCCAAGAATGATCATTCATCACCAATCATCTGCGACCCAGGGAACGCTTCCTTGAGAGCAGCAACTTCGTCCACTGGTTCTGGCTGATCCTCTGCAGGGGCCTCAGTCGACTTCCTCCTGGAGATGATTAGCGCAATGTCGCTCATTGCTTCCTGCAATGCGGCAACGCCCGCTTCAGCCCCAACTTTGACATCACCGTTGGCTTCGCTCCAGATCGTACGGAGCAGGGCTTTTTCGTCCTCAGTGAGTTCCTTGCTCTGCTTCTTCAGTTCTGCAAACGCAGCAATGGCAGCGGGGTCTGGTTGAGCGGCTGCCCGCTGCTCAAACAGTAGGGCATCTTCCTTGCGGGAGAGGTGTAGGCCAATGCCGAAGAATGTCAATGCCTTCTTCAGGGCGTCGCTGACTGCGGACTTGTAAGCGTCACCCAACTCCATCCCCTTGTCGGGCACGAGGTGTCCGCCGATGGCTTGACGCGTCACGTGCTTTCCATTGATCTCAGCGGTGACTTCCACCTCAACCAAGATGGCGGAAGCATCGCGAGGGTCCCCGAACACACGAACAATCTCAAACTTCCAGTTCTCCACGCCTACAACAATGTTCATTCGATTGACGGCCTCAGCAATGCTGATGTAGTCAAGGAATGCCCCACCTTTCTTGAGTTTCCCAATCTGTTCGGGGGGAAACTCTTCGGCAAGGAGAGGATAAACATCCTTCCTCGGGGTTGCTGCTGGGAGCGCGTGGGTTACTGCTGGGAGCGTGTGGATCACCGACGCTGCGGCGTTAGGTCCCGTCACCGCAGTTGGGTTTGGATCAAACGTGACTTTAGTCATGAGTGTTTCACTTCTTTCTGATGATGATGTTGGACTTTGGCTCGCCAAGGGTGCAGTACATGTCGGCGTTGATGCCCAGTTTGCTCAACTCGGTGACCTTCCAGTATGAAACGCCTACGTAGTTCAGTAAAGCGGCCATGAGTTCACGTGGGTTCATTACGATCTCCCCGGTATCCATGTCGGTTGCGCTGTCAACAAGCCGGTTAGTAACCTCGCGACCCAGGGCTGAATGGTTCCACGACTTGCGAGGAGAGCCGGTCTTGCGCTCATAATGGAAGCCGGAGTGCTCGTACTCAACGGACTCACCCATCAGTTCCGTCAGTGTCTCTTTGGCTGCATCAAGCATCTCTGAGACATCGCTCTTCAGAGCGTCCAGTGCGGCAACGGCAACAGAGGCCTGCTCTACCGTCGTTAGCGCATCGCCGCCGATCTGCTCGTAGATCTTGAGGGCTAGCCGCTCTGCAGCGGCAACGTCAAATATTTCCAATACGGAATCTCCTTAGTAAGCCTCAGACTATGATAGTGGCTCGCTTCCGCTGAGGCAACCCAAGGCCAGTTAAGTGTGTGTATGCGCCCACGGCGGAGTCCACCTGGTCGTCATGTGGGCAGGCTTCGGGGAACGCCGAGAACTCATCCAGCCACTCAGTGAGCCACGACGCGCGAACCACGCGAACGAGTCCGTTCGCTACGGCCGACGCAAATGGCCGAGCGCGAGTTTCCTTGTCTCCGGTTGCACGGATGCCCATCACGTCGTAGCCGGGAACAACGAAGCGAGCGAATTGATCAGCCACCATCTTTCCAGCAGATCCTGGCTCCACCTCAAATCGAATAGCGACAGCAGGGCCATCCTCGTAAGCGGTCTGCGCAACCAGGTGCTCAACCTTGTCTGGCCGCACGCGAGCGCGCCGAACATCAATGATGTAGGTGAGGCCCTCGTCAAAGAGGACCAGCGTACCTACAGTCCAGTCGGGGTCGCTATTGCTTTGGCTGACCTCAGTGGCGGCAAAGTCCCAGAAACGCACGAGGCGAGCCGTCTTGCCGACCATGCTAGGCACCTCTAGGGGGTCAATGACGACAAAGTCCTCACGTTGGAACAATGAGCCAAGACTAGTGACCCACCAGTCACCCTCTTCCAGTCGCCGCCGTTCAACTGGGTCAAGCGCTTCTAGTGACTTGCGATAACTGTCAGCATCGATACCTGGGTTGTCACTCAACTTAGATGGTACGAAGATTCGTCCGTGCTCGCGACCCTCCACGATGAATCGTTGTCGAACCCAGTTGGGGGCTGGGTTTGATCCAGACCTCATGCGAAGCGGAACACGCGATAGGGGGCCAGAGGAGGGGCGACGAAGGCGAGAGAAAAGGTACCGGTAATCGGTTTCGCGAATTTCAGACACTTCGTCCATGCCGATAAATTGAAGTTCACTGTTTCCCGTCCAGACAACACGCCCATTGTGGCGAGACAGGAATGTATGGTGCGGCGGAACTGTCAAGCAGTACACCTTGCCTGTGTAATGTTCGGCAACGATTGGCCGGTTGTCGATACTCAGACTGATGCCGGTGTCTCTGTCGGCGCAGTGCAGGAGGTGGACGTGGAACGCCACCACGTTGTGCTGCTTGCCGTCCGGTGTGGTCGTATGATCGTGCCGCTCGTCCAAGGTTGCCCGGAAACCACAGTGCTGGGCGAGGCGCATCACGTCATTGGCGAGTTCACGTGAGACCGTCACGTAGTGGGCATTCGTGGCGCTACGCCAGGTGCCATCACCCTCAACAAGCGACCCAAGAAGAAGTCGGGCGTATTCGGCCTTCCAAATGAACACCTCGTCAGGGATGCGCTTGTTATGGGCACCTTTGCCAGTGTGCTCATTTAGCCACGCCGCCAGTTTGGCATTGGTGACTTGAAGGTTTCGGGGACGATCGCCGACGTGCGCTCCCGACCGACAGAGGAGGCTCACAATGGCGTCTTTGTGGACCCTACTATGAGAGTCATGGAGTGACACCGTTACGGTTGATCCGCTAGTAGATCCCTCAGCGATGTACCAGCCAAGGAACGTCGCCCAATCTTCGGCCGAAAAGTCTAGGTCTCCGGAAAGTTGCTTGCCGCTAGGGTGGCGAGGAAACGACATCGATCCGGGGTTGATGCCCCCGACGAAATGAGCGGCCTGAGGGAAACGGGCCACCTTCGGTAATTCGTCAGTGCGATATTTCTTTAGCGTCTTGACGCGTTGGGTGGAGGCCCACCAAGTGTGGTTGTTGGTAGCGGCGAATGATACATCCGAGCCAGGGCGTGGACCGTAGATCGGGCCATCGTGGTCAAAGCACCAGACGTGCGTTACGGGCTGATAGTCCCACTCGCGAGTCTCGGGGTTCATTGATGCGACCATGTCACCTACCTGGACTTCCGCTATGGGCTTCCACCCAGAGGATGATAGTACCATAGTTGACGGCGCGAGACAACCTTTGTACCGTAAATAATCGTCTTTATTGTTCAAGTAGCCGAACGAGATACGCGCACCCGATGGAAATGTTGCCTGCATTGTGTTGCTATTCCATCGAATGTCATCATATGGTGCGATCCAGTCACGGAAACGGTCCATGAGAGCACCGGGAAGCGTCAAGTCAGCCAGCGTGCGGCGAAAGAGCATTGCGTTGTAGCCAGGAACTTCGACGAACTGGAGAGCGGCCATAAGTAAGGCGGACGAGTTATGGGTGGGGATAAGGTTCTCGGTAACAAGGTACAGATGGTCTGGCGACGACACCCTGATGCACTTCATTGGCTCCGCTTCAACGCGTTCAGCGGACACGATGTATCGTTCTGGCAAAGCAAACGCATCGACGCTGGGTACAGCGTGATTGAATTGACCATCCTCCGTACCAATCGTGGCAACAATGTCAGCCGTTGTTCGCACCGCTTCAGCATTCTCTGAGTCCGATGTCGACCTACAGGCGGTGAGCCATAGGTGTTCGTCGTTGCAGACAACCTCTGCGCCATCGTCGAAGGTGAGCCGGTAGCCAGGGATCAACATGATCTCAGACTCAGCAAGGACGAGATGCGCCTTACCGTCACGGCCAAGCACGAAATCACCAGGATGAATGTCGGCCATTTGCTTAAAGCCGGACATTGTAGCACAAAGTGTGTTCAGTGTCAAGGCCTTACCGCCGCCAGCCGCTCCGCCGAATAGAGCCTCCATAGCATTGGTGCGTAGAAAGACCTGCTGCTGCATGCTGGGTGCTTCCGGAGCGTAAGGGGGAGGTTTCGGCTTCAGGTACTCAAGTACTGACTGCCAGTTCTGTTCGTTCAATGAGACTCCGTGCCCTGTAATCCAACATTGAGTGAGTTCACCATGTATCCTAACAGTATGCCTGAAACAGCGCCCCGTCTCAAGGGATTATTCCGTCGGGAAATCATAGCAAACGTGCTTATGGGGATATTTGCCATAGCGACAGCCATTGGCTGTAGTCTGGTATTATCTGTGGGCGCAGGCCTGATCTGCCTCGGCATCACGTCGGGCATTGTCGGCTACCTTCTTGGGGCGGAATAATAGATGGCATGGAATAAGTCGCTTCAGTCCGATTCAGTTAAGGCGGTGCCCTATGGCGCTCCCGTGACGACTCAGGGGGGACTGCAGCAGGGTCGCGGATACCACGATGCGTGGGATATTGAGCGCGCCTATCGCGAGGGGATCCAGAAGGTCACGTGGGTCGCTCGCGCTATCGACGCTATCGCTGGCAATCAGGCTCGCCTGCCGATGCTTGCCCGCAAGGACAATTCACCCTACGGGAAAATTGTTCAGAATGAAAAAGTTCTGGATCTTCTCAACACCAAGTCAAATCCAGGCGAGAACTCGTTTATCTTCAGGTACCGCCTCTCGTCACAGTTGTTGATCTCAAGTCGCGGAGCCTTTGTAGAGAAGATTCGTGGCCGAAATGGGGATCCGATTGCTCTTCATCTACTGCCACCTCAGCACACCTCGCCCATCCCTGATGGTCGGACATTCGTGTCTGGGTACGAGGTAGCGTCAAAGGACGGCTCTCGGAAAATTCTTGCACCAGATGATGTCATTTGGTTCCGGCACCCGCACCCGCTGAACCCCTACCTCTCCATGACTCCAATGGAGGCAGCAGGTATTGCCATTGAGATTGAGAACCTATCCAAATTTTATAACCGCAACTTCCTTATCAACGATGGCCGTCCCGGTGGACTCCTCGTTGTTCGTGGAGACATGGAAGAAGAGGACAAGGAAGAACTGAGAAGTCGATTCCGTGGCAACGTTGCCAAGGCTGGCGCTGTCTCTGTAATTGCTTCCGAAGACGGGGTCGACTTCGTTGATACCGCAGCGAATCCTCGTGATGCCGCCTACACTGAAATGAGGCGAATTACTAAAGAAGAAATCCTTGCTGCTTTTGGCGTGCCTGAATCAATTATCGGCAATGCTTCAGGCCGAACCTACGCCAACGCTGCCGAAGAGGGCAAGGTCTTCTGGATGGAGACAATGGCACCCCATCTGGAGATGTTGGCTCGCGGCTGGGACGCCTTGGATGCCGAGCACTACTTTGATTTCGACACCGCAGGAGTTCCCATCCTGATCCTGGCCAAGCAGGAACGGGAGCAGTATCTATTAAACGAATACACAACGGGCTTGATCACCGCAAACGAATACCGTGAAGCGACCGGCCGACCCAAAGTGGAAAGTGATCTTGCCGATTCGATGCTTGGCAATCCAAACGCTGCGCCAATCGGCAATACGGAACGACCGATGCCGTACGTCGACCCGACTCAACAGCAGGCCGAGGCGGCAGCGCAGGGCGCTCCAATGCTAGGGACCGCCCCTGGCACGCCTCCCGCCCCGCTGGCAGAAGCCCCAGCACCAGGAGGGGCACCGGTAGAGCCAACCACCCCACCGTCGCCAGAGGCTGTTGCAGCGGCCCAAGAAGCGGGCATGGTCCAAACCGCTGGCGTCTCTCCTGCTGGCATGAATCTCAAGTCTTTCAATGACGCTGATGAGTGGGAAACCAAGTCGGCTCAAGCCGCTGATCGGTGGGAGCAAATCCTGGATCGAACTCTGGAGCGGTACTTTGAGCGCCAGCAAAGGGTCATCCTAGAGAAGGCTCGTGGAGCAAAGTCGCGAACAAAGGTTCTGGACGGGGAACTGGATACGGCTTCTTTGTTCGACACCGCTACGTGGGACCGCCAATTAGGTGAGGACGTTCGCCCCGTTATCGCTGGGGCTTTGCGTGACGCTGTCGTCATGGCAACGCCTGCTGAAGCGCCGCCGGTTAACACCAAGACGGCAGAGTTTGAATCGATGATTGATGCTCAAGTCGAACGAGTAAAAATGATTAACCAGACCACTCGCGACGACATCCGAGCGGCCTTGATTATGGCTCAGGCGATGAGGGAAGACGAAGATCGTCACGGTTTGTTGATTGCAACCCTTGTCGCTCTATTTGTAGATGCGCTCTCCAAGCGGAAGAAGCGGATTGCGGAAGTCGAAGCCCAGTCGGCCCTAAACGCTGGAACGTTCCTGGCTGCAAAATCGCTTGGAGCATCCACCAAAACGTGGGTAACCCGTCAGGACGGATCGGTCCGACCACAACATAGGGTTATGAACGGCAAAACTGTTGACACCCAAAAAGCCTTTATGGTCGGCGAAGAGACATTGCGATTCCCGGGAGACCCCACAGCCCCTATCTCTCTTACTGCCGGGTGTCGCTGCAGGCTTAGGTTTACATAATAGCAGTATTTATCCAATAATACTGATAACTAGTTGTCGATATACTTAAACTATTTAATGTAGTGTTGCTGTCGGAGGTTTCGATGCACACTACAGCGAGCCAACAGTTTGACAACCTGGACATCAAGGCCATCAATGGCGCTATTTCCGTAGACGAAGCCAAAGGCATCGTTGAATGCTTTGTTGCAGCATTTGGAAACAAGGACAGCGTTGGTGACATTATTGTGCCAGGCGCGTTTGACATGAGTCTTCGTCGCCGTCGGCCACGAGTGGTTTGGGGTCACGACTGGAACCAGCCAATCGGCAAGGTGCTGGAGATCTTTGAAGTGGGGCCGAACGATTCGCGCCTACCAGCAAAGATGAAGCAGGCTGGCGTGGGCGGGCTTTACGCTCGCGTTCAGTTCAACTTGAAAAGCGAAAGAGGCCGAGAAGCCTTTCATAATATCATGTTCTTTGGTGAAGATCAAGAGTGGAGTATCGGATATAAAACTCTTGACTCCATTTACGACAACTCCAAGCAAGCAAACATTCTGCGCGAACTGGAACTCTACGAGGTGTCGCCCGTTCTTCATGGAGCAAATCAACTGACCGCAACAATCTCAATCAAGAGTGACAATCAGGAGCGGATGAAGTCATTCCAGAGCAGCAAGTGGCAGACGTTCGATCCAGAGTTTGCTGAAATGATCCGGCGCGAGCACCCAGAAATCTGGCGCTTGGGCGGCAACATCAAGGGCAATGATCAGTACCAGAAACTGTATCCCATTACCCAGCGTGGTGGCACGGCTAAAAGTGAAGCGGAAATGTCAGCCCTTGAATTACGAGAGGCATGGGTTGCTCGTCACTACAAAGACTTCCGTCTCCCTGGCGTGATTGCCCAGATCAAGTGGCTAGCCGTTGGCAGTCGCGGCGAAGCGCACATGAAAAAGTTGGTGCGTGAGGCAATTGCCGACAAGGAGAACCAAGAGGAGAAGGGCCTTAGCATCACTCCTGCCATGCTGATGCGTGCGCTAGAAGCGCTCAGCGAGGACGATGATGAAGACGAGGAAGACTCCATGTCAGCGCTTCGCCGCCGACGCGCCATGCTTGGCGGCTCTGGAGCGGAACAAGACGAAGATGAAGACGACGACAAGATGGGTGCGGCGTCTTCAGTAGATGGACCTTGCTGGCCTGGCTACGTCATGATTGGAATGAAGCCTGGGGAGGATGGGAAAATGGTCCCCAACTGCGTGCCAGCGCCCGCAGCAAAGCAGGTGGACACATTTGCCGAGGACACCGCTGAGAAGTTGGTTCCACCGGACGCAATTCCTCAGGAGCGCTTCACTGGCGACGCAATGCGCGGCTATGGCCCTCGTCGTGGCAACCTGGAACGCCTGCTTCGTTACTGGCGACCAATCATGAAGAAGCCCGGCGGGTTCCGCCGCTGTCGCGTCATTCTTGCTGACCACCCGGAACTTTTCCCGCTCAACAACATCTGCGCCTGGCTCCATCACGAGACTACTGGTCTCTGGCCAAATGAAGGATGCCATCATCCCGGCATGAAGAACTGCCGTCGTAAACTACGTGGCGTAGTGGGCGGGTCGGTCTGGAATGACTCCGAATGGGAGTCGCGACTGCGTCGAATCGGAGGCAAAAAGGACGGTATGGTCGGCGAACCCTCCACGGAAGAGCAGGACTTTGAAGAAGTCATCACCGACGATGACATCCGTTACGCCAGCCAAGTCCTAGCCCAGTTCCTGAAAGACGAGCCAGACCTCCTGAAGATGCTTTCGGACGAATCTCAATGGGAGCATGAAGGCATGAATGACGGCGGCGAATGGGAACCGCATCAACAGAAAGAGCCTGGCGACTGCGGTTGTGGCTGCGGCGGTCGCAAGTCAGATGAACAGCAAGAGAAGGCTGGTCGGGTACTTAACTCTGGAAACCTGAGTAAGTTGCAGCAGGCCCTGGGTCTTCTTCAGGAGGTTCTTGCCTCAAGTGTTCTGCCTGAAATCACAGTGAAGCACGTGGCTGCGATGGGTCAGGAGATCAAGGCGCTAGTTGAACCTATTGAGCAATTCTATGGGATTCACCTAGAGGTAAGTGATCTTTCAATCGCCATTCCTGACAGTCTGAGTCAGGATGTAAAGTCAGCAATTGACTCCGCTCTTGAAGCGTTTGGTCAGGAGAGTGAATACCTAATCATCGACGTGGATCCTGACCAGGTGTTCGACGTAAAGGAACTACTGGATACCGCTGGCTATGCCAATGATGTCATTATCGATGAAGCGGACGGTGAATGGATTGCTGTCAAAGTTGCTGATGGCAAGTCAGGGCCGCTAGTTGCGTCGCTTCATGGCGGCGACGTATCGATCAAGGGTATTGGCTTTGGCGATATGGAATTCAATTGAAAGTGACCCGCTTGGCTGCGGTTCGCAGCCACTTCCCTGCAGGTAGCGCGAAAAAAGGATACGCTAAACCAGTGAACACTCTCCCAAGCAAGAACAAGTACCAGTGCGCTCTCTCAGGAGAGAAGCGGGCCGCTCCATGCGAGGCATGCCCAGACTCCAGCAAGTGCATGACCGATTCCCTCCAAGTCAAGGAGCCAGAAATGAACCCCTCAACCAAGAAGCCTGTTGCAAAGATCGACGCCGATGGAAATCTCGTGCGATGCGCCAAGTCTATGGAGAACGATCAGTGCGGCTACAAGGCAGGCGCAAAGGTCTGTGGCAAGTGTGGCGCTCTTGCCGTCCAGGCAAAGTCTGACGAAGAGCCGGAGGAGAAGGGCGCTTTCAATCAGGGCATGTCCCACGTTGACGACCCAATGGACGACGACTTCAAGAAGCGCCGCAAGATGCGGCACGCCAAGCGCATGTTGTCAATGGGTATGAAGGGGGACGACACCACTGACGACGTGTTCCTCTGTGCGGCAAGTCGACAGATCAAGAGCGCCTCGGTTGGTGCCTGTAGCGACTGCCCCGGGGGCTGCTTCTCTGATGGTGTCATGCCCGACCTCTTGGAGATTGAAGCAATGACCGAGGACGTATTGGGCGTCAAGATCCACGCCTCGGGCTATGGTTCCGAGGCAGCGCAATTCGTCGTGCAGGGTCGACGCAAGTCGGACAATCAGGCGATTGAGGCATACTGGACCGACGAGGGCGATCTAGACGGCTGGTTCCGTATTCCCGAGTCGGAACTAGTGACCAAGAGCGCAACCATTAGCCCCGACGAGGCAGCGACCAAGGCGCTAGAGGCGATGCAGGAACACCTCAAGGGTGATCAGGTTGAGGTTATGGCCCACGGCACTGGCGAATTCGATGGGCGCGAGACAACCATCATCGAAGTTGAGGATAGTCAGGGTCGCACCTACGATGTCCACGTGTTCGCTAGCGGCGATGTGGCCGCTATCGACGAGATCCTCACCAAGGATGACGAAGTCGAAGACGTGGAGGAAAAGGGAGCGTTTACCGAAGAGGAGCGGGCCTCAATGGCAGAGGAAGGTAATGCACTTCCTGATGGGTCATATCCAATCGCCAATGTGGACGACCTCCGCAATGCAATCCAGGCGTTCGGGCGAGCAAAAGATCCCGCAGCGGCAAAGGCGCACATCATGAAGCGCGCTCGTGACCTCAATCAGATGGATCTCATCCCTGAGGACTGGAAGGCTGAGGGCAAGGCATTTATTGACCTTGCGCTCGTGGAATTGGAACTACTTGAACTTGAATCAGCAGAAGAGTCCATTCAGAGACTCCTCGGCTATGAGTGACTAGTTCGATTAGGAGTTCGCCATGAACTCAGACAAACCCATTGAGCGATTCCTGCAAGTAAAGGCAGGGATTCTTGGTCGCGGTGTCTCAGAACTGAATGGAGTCGGCACCGTAGTGGACGGACTCGCTCGCTCGTCGGGCGTTACGCGCGTGGCTAACGGCTTTCGATGCCCGGACGGCTCATTCACCGATGCTAGGGGGACCACGTGCATTCGTGTAGTTCCACGCGCCTTAGGTCAAGAAGCGGTAGACGCCATCAATGCAATGGCAAATGTTCGCTCCAGCAAGGCGATTGCCGCAGATGCCTCAAACAGTCGTATTGAGGGTGCGCTCAAAGAAGTAGGCGCTTCTTTCCCCAACCCTTCACCATCATTCATCAGTAGAGACAACGACCTTCTGCCGATTGAGTCTCGGCACATCTTTCGCCCTATGACCAGGGCCGAGTCAATCAAGAGGCGTGACGGTATTGCTGGGTGGCACCTAGATAAATACCGAAATGCCCTAGTAAGCGGAGACACCAGCAACCCCTTGCTCGGCAACCTCCACCCAGAGGTAAGGGACCTCATCGTAAGCAAGTCAAACGAAGAGATCATGGAAATCTTGAAGATGGAAGCAGTTCGGTTCCATCAGGGAATCGACAGGCGCGTTCGCGTCAACATCCCTGCGAGGCGCTTCAGTGACTTCCTTGAGGATGGCACATACCGAACGACGCACGAGGTTCAAAGTGACCACAGCGGCGCAGACATTCGCAGGGAATACGAGGCGTCCATAGGGATTCCGATGGATGCTCCCGCCTCGGTGCGACCAGCATCTGGCTGGATTACCCACCCAGACATTGAGGAAGCAGCACGACAGCAAGCGGCGAGCAAGCGAGAGTTGACTGACTTCACAGAAATTGAGGGCCTCAACGGACCAGTGGAGTCTTATGGCCCAATCACCATGACGCTAGGTGAGGCCGCTTCAGGGCGAAGTGCTTACGGGTTTGGCGACACACTAAAAGAGGGCGTTGTCCCGGCGCGGCTGGACGAGACAGATCCAGAAGCAATCGCATCTGCTGTTCTTTCTCCTGGGGTATTTGGGGGTTCAAGAATGCAAGACACAATTCTTGCACTCCTTGAATCGCGTCGGACGGGATCGTTCAGGGATGTCAACGCCGCAAGTGGTGAAAGCAGGATGTATATGGAGGCGCTCATTCCGGGTGCATTCAATATTGATGACGTGGAGTCGGTCTCGGCCGACTACGAGTTCCTCGCAGGCAGCAGGGAGCCGCAAAAGCAGGTAGTGGCTCGCCTTATGGACGAGTTCTTCTCACCTGAAGCACTAGTGAGGTTTGGCCTTGCTCCAGAAGATGCTCGCCTCGTCTCGGAGAACGCTCAAGAAATCATGGCCAAGTACGAAAAGATCTACAAGAACAGCAGTGTTTCCTATTCACTTATGTTCGATCCCAAAGTTGCTCGGAGCCTTGCTCAACTTGAATCTTTTAGAAGCGCAAGCAAGAAAAAGCAGAGGCTGAACGATCTCGGCATTGAGGTAAAAGTAACCCATGTAAAGCAGATTGACCCATTTAATCCAGAGTCTTATGGGGGAAGCCTTGGCGATGACATTGAGTCAATCCTCAAAGGTCGCGTAATCGACGCCATGCCACGAATTCTTGAAGACCTCAAGAAGGCCCCAAGCGACCAAGCCAATGATTTCGGGGACGAACTAGGATGAAAAACAACCCACGTCGCGAGGTGTTGGCGGCACGCACTGGCGACAGTCTTCTTTACTTTGTAGTGAATCCCAGTGAAGGTGAAGACAATGGAATTGTCGTTAGCGGCGAAAAGCGAATCCCATGTTCTTTTTGGTCAGTTGTTAACGCAACCCCTGATCTGCGTCTCGTTAAGGCCACCCTCTTTCATAAGCGTCTTTGGGCAAAGAACGCTTCTCAAGACAAGAATTGGGCAAGGCGCTTCGTTATTGGTGACCTACCATTTAAGGAAGATGAACTAGAGTCACTTGGCATGATGACCGACGGACAGGAAGAACAGCCTCCAATGCCATCCAAGAGCGCTCGTCTAGAGGCCGTACGCACAAAGGTTGGCGTCATTGAGAGTAATAACCCAGTTGTTCGTGCTGGGCAGGCCGCAGCCTCTATCGCTATTCCGGGCAACATGTCCGCAGTTCGTCGCCCTGGGCGGTCAGCCGTGTATCGGGCGCTGACTCCTGGCGTTGGCGGCAACGGAAGTACTGGCGGCGGCAGGCTTATTCGGCGTGCGCTGCGATCAACCACTGAAGGAGAGCGGAATCAGTTGCGCTGTCCCCCCGGATTTGAGCATGGCGGTCGGTTCGCTAAGGCTGACCTCTCAAACTGCGGCATGAGGCTTTTCGATCTTCCCGGCTTTGGGCTTGTACGAATTGCCCGAGATGCGTCTGGAAAGGTTCAGCGCGCTCGTGGGGCAGACTCGCCTCTTGAGGCCGAAGCAGTCACCCCGGTGGAGGCACAGGATGCGTTGGATATCTCTCGCACAGCCCTCATCACTGAGGTTGGCGAACTGAACTCAGCGGCTCGCGAAACAGCAATCACTGAGGCTATGAAGATTGCCGCAAAGGTTACAGAGCCAGAGTTTGCTCGCTTGGTGCGCCGAGATGGAACTCTTCTTGATAACGTTGTTCCTGTCGTGCAGTTGGCTGACGTGAGAACCTCTGACGACATGGAAGACGCCTTCCTTGTTGCCCCCTTGCTCAATGGCGAAACTGTTGGTGTCGACATGTTTCAGGCTATGTCTGGAGGCCTGGACGGAATCATTATGGTGCTGCCTGGCGAGAAGGGGTCGATTAGGATCCAGCGCTCGTCGAAGCAGGACGCTCGTGCCGTTCGTGGCCTACGTCGTCGCTGGGGAACCCTCGTGCGTGACCAGGACCCTCAATTGCCTGGGACAGCGCTGAGCACACTAATTGACGAGGCTAAAGGCAAACTGAAACTAAGCGTGGATTACCCGGGAATGCGAGACCCTCTTGCGATGATTGAAATTGAAAGAGGGGGCGCTAGACGCCAAGTCCGTCGATGGGTCTATGAACTGTTCCTGTCCTCAGAGGCTGCAGCACGACCTTCCAATGTCAAGGCTTGGAGAATTGCCGATGACAAGTGACGATTTCCCTAAGCGCGCTGCTCGCAAACCCCTAGCGAGCAAGCCAACCGAAGTGACGGTGCGGCGGTATCGACGTGGGTCCCGTGGGATCGATGGCATCAACACGCTTCCTGGTGGGGGTCTCGTTTCTGCCCCAATTGCAGCAAAGCAATTTGTATTTGAAGGGGAGTTCACCCGCAAGCAATTTGACTATTTCGGTCGGGACGCAGATCTTGATGGACGAGTTCAGGACGGCACCCCATGGGAGCGCCGGTCGCGCACCCTGAGCCACCTCTCGTTGCGTCGCACCCTGAAGTTGCCAAACCGACGCAGTCGACTGCGCGACATGGACTACCTATGGAGCCAACTTCCTGAACGGCGAGACAAGGTGCCCAGCACTACTAATTCGCCGGAACAACTCTCAAAGTTCCTTGACGCTACAGCGGAACGGCTTTCACAAAAGCGACTACTAGGCCTTGGGGCGCAGGAGAAGGCTGCTCGCCCAAAAGCAGGTAGGACTCCGATCGCCAAAGGGCGACTTGTTGCGGATAGTCCAGGCATTCGCGATGCTCTGAGCCGTGGCGCAGTCGTTGATGAGTTGGGGAACCTCCGCTGCCCTCCGGGTACTCCCGGAGCCATGCAGTTCACCAACTGGAAGTTGTCGGGCTGCGCTACCGCCAACCCACAGCGTCTTCGCAAGCCGCTACAGACACTGACACCAGATGACCTGGCCATACTTAAGAAAAATGGTCGCGTGCTTTCCTCTGCAGACATTTCCGTCCAGAGGGCTAGTGCGGTTCGGGCGTCGCGCCTGCAAACCCCCGGCAAGCCGGTTAAGCGCAGGATCTCGGAGGTTCTTCGGTCCAGTAGGGGCAAGGATTCGCCCACTAAACTGGAGCGAATCTTCCTCCAGGCAGGCAAAGACGGAAAGCCTGTCAGGCTGGACCTAGCAAACATGGGGAGCCTAGAGCGAGGCTACATGGTGCCCCGGAATGAGGGCATCGACGTTCGATACACCGACCTCTTCGATTCTGACGGCAAGTTCAATGAGGCCGGTCTCGCAGGATTTGTCGACTACCTAAGCAAGTCCCTTGAGGATCCAAGTCCACGTGAAGGTGCCAAGACGACGGCCATCTCGGTCAGTAGGCGTGACAGGGTTCAGCGAGAAGATGGAACGTGGACTAGGTACAGCCCTCCCTACAGCGTGGAGGCAAGACCCTTGGAAGGAAGGGCACAGGAGTTGGCAAATGAGGCGGGAGGGGATTTTTCTGAATTCATGAGCCTTCTTGACGCTGAGGGCTATGTCATCTTTGACTTTGAAACAACTGGACTCGGCGAGTATGGAAACCTGCCAGTTCAAGTAAGCGCCATTCGCTACCAGAACGGCAAAGAAGTAGAGCGAATGAACATCTTTATGAACCCAGGTAGATCAATCTCTCCTTGGACATCTCAAAATGTTCGGCGTCCTGGTGGCAAAGACAAGTTCGTAAACGATGAATGGCTCGCTCAGCAGATGTCTCTAAAAGACGGACTTCAAGAGTTGAGTGACTTCATTGGCACGTCAATTATCGGCGCACACAACATTGCCTACGATCGCGATACGGTACTTAAGCCGCTTATTGATCAGTATGGAATCAAGTTTGATTCGTCTGGATCATTTGATACAATGCCAATGGCTCGTCAACTTATTCCTAGCGAAGTCGTAAAGAGTAAAAGTCTATCTAGTCTCTCTGATGCGTTCGGTGTGAAGTTGAAGGAAGCGCATTCCGCTGACCAGGATTCACAAGCGACGGATGGCATTCTCCGGGCAATGATGGCATGGGCATCGGAGAACGACGGAGCCAAGGACATCTTTGATGCAGCACTGCAGGAAGATCGCGTTCAGAAAG